TCAATAAATTTGAGCGAATACTTGCAGTAATTGCAGATTGATCAACAACTTTTGTTTCAGGATATTGTTGTGGTAATACTTTACTTATTAATGTGCTTTTTCCTGAACCAGCGACTCCTGTAATAACGGTTAGACAGTTCTTAGGAATGTCGACATCAATATTTTTTAAATTGAATAAATGAGCATTTTTAATTGAAATCCATTCATTACCCATACGTGGTTCTTTCTTATAGGTATTCGGCCTTCTAAAAAACGCACCTGTTAAACCTGATGAATTTTTTAATTCTTCAAAAGTTCCTTGGTAAATAATTTCGCCGCCGTTAATACCAGAAAGAGGCCCCATATCAACGACATGATCAGCTGTTCTAATAAGATCAGGATCATGTTCAACCAATAAAACACTATTTCCCTTATCTCTAATTTTTTGAATAATTTTAATAATATTATCTAAATCTTTGGGGTGCAGGCCAATACTTGGTTCATCAAAAATATAGAGTAGGTCAACCAGACTATTACCCAAATGTTTAACCATTTTAATTCGTTGTGATTCTCCTCCCGACAATGTATTGCTGACGCGGTTAAGGTTTAAATAGCTGAGTCCAACGAGATTTAAGTTATTGAGTTTATTTTTTATTTCGTGCAAAACGGTTTCAAATTTTTCACTTTTTATCGATTCGAGAAACTCTAAAAGACTTGATACGGATAGGGCCGTACATTCCGCAATATTTTTACCATTAATTTTACAAGATAAGGATTTTTGATTTAGCCGTTGTCCCTTACATAAGGAGCATTCTTTGATTGTAATAATTCGCTCAAGTTTATTTCTATAACGATTTCTTTCCTGTGCTTCACCTTTTAAAAAGTTACGCTCAAATCTGGGAATTAGTCCTTCATAAAGTGCGGTTTTTCTCCATTTACTTGTCGGGTTTAAAGGCTTGTGCTGAGGAGCATACAAAAATAAGTCCCATTCTTTTTCACTATAATCTTTTAATTTTTTATCTAAATCAAAGTAACCTGAATCTGCATATCGCGTCCAACGCCATGCTGTAGGTTGATAAGTAGGGAAGTCTATAGCACCTTCTTCATTTAAGGATTTATCTAAATCTAATATTTTATAAATATCAATTGTTTGCTCGATTCCAATACCTTCGCATTGTGGACACATGCCATTTGGGTGATTAAAAGAAAAGACATTGGAGTATCCAACAAACGGCTCACCCATACGTGAAAATAACAAGCGAAGATTGGCATAAATATCTGTAATTGTTGCAACAGTTGAGCGAATATTGCCCGTTAAAGGTTTTTGATTAATAATCACAGGTACATTTAAATTTTCAATTTTATCAACGTCAGTAACACCAAAATGTTGCAAGCGATTACGTACAAAACTATCTTGAGTTTCATTAATTTGTCTTTGAGCTTCTGCGCCAATAGTCTCGAAAACTAAAGAAGATTTACCTGAACCAGAGACTCCAGTAAAGACAACGATTTTATGTTTAGGAATCTTCAATGAAATATTTTTAAGGTTATTTTGTCTGGCACCATAAATATTTATTGTTCTTTTAGTCATGTGTGATCACTTGAAATCAAAGATTTAGCGTAAAGATAAGGTAAAATTGATGAGAAGGATGTATATGTTTCTTAAGAAAATAGTTTAAATATTTAACTTATAAGCCTTTTCCATATATCAATAAGCAATAAGGGCACTGAAGAACAAGTTTTATGAATAAACACATTGTATAAAGTTCATGTTGTCAGATTTTGCTAACAGATTAAATTAGATTAATAGGGTTAAGGTTGACCCAAACAAGTAATAGAGAATTTCTTAAATTTGTTATGAATTAAATTAAATAAAGTTTTGCTGCATGTCTAGAAGTGAACATATACCTAATCAATTTGTGGTGGATTACAGTAAAGGTCAAATGTAGCTAGAGCAACAATACAGAGTAGCAAAGCCTTATATATGGTAGGTTTTCAAATCTTTTATTTAACATAATATACATTATACGAAGTGTTTTATAATTAACACTTTGATATATAACGTTTTATTTACAGACCTACCACGTTTAACAATGTTGTTTTCGGGAATTGCCCTGTAAATTCAAGATTGAAATCAAACTCACATTCACACGGCAAAGTCATATCTTTATAACGTTGATAATTAGATGAGCCAGGCATCTTTTGCACAGCCACTTTAGAACCATGACCCTGTTTAACTGGAACTAACACATAGAAATTTGTGCTGTCATAATTAACGTTACGGCCAGTCTTCTGATCTACAAATGTGCCTTGACTAGGCTCAATTCCCACAACTGTAAAAACTTGCTTGTTTGACATGGTTTACGCTCCTAAGCGATATTTTTAAAACGGAATGTTGATACTGGTTCAACGAACCAATCTGGTACTTGTTCTTCGAACTTGATTTCAACAAGTTTGATGAACGGAATTACGTTATTTGCAGATTGAGAATGAAGGTTTTGTAGAAAGACTCTTGAGAACAAACCTGAATTCTCTAAATCACTGAAATGCTTATAATATTGAGTTTCGCAGTAGCGTTTCTTCATAGCTTCGCAGCCGTGAAGCTCTAAGCCACAATAGAAATTGAACAAATTACGAGCCTTAGTTATAGACTTACGACCAGTTGGTGTAATAGTCGTAAACTTGCTTAATAAAGCTGCATAAACAGAATCATGATCAGTAAGTTTCATAGTTTGACCCTCTAGGGCTTTAAACATATCTTCATTGGCTTTTAGCCATAACTGCTGTAAAAAATTCGGGTTAAGTTCTTGATACTTAATTAATTGAAATAAATTAGTTGGAATGCCAAGTTTCTGAAGCCAAGCCTTCTTCATACCAGTTTCAATACGAAGTAAACCTTGCGCCCATTGCTGTAATCTTGGATCTTCCATCACAGCAACAACACGTTCGGCAGCTTTGTCATTCTTTTTTGCCAACTTACGTTGTTCTTCCAGTTGCTCCATAAACTCGACATATTTGCCGTAAAGCTTACGTTGCAACCACTTTGCACGTTCAGAACCGAAATAAACCGTATTCTTATGAAGCACTGAATGCTTTGATTTACGGGTATATTGACCAGAGAAATTACGCATAAACGCAAGAACTTTGGCCACAGTATCGTCATCTTTTAAACGTGCTGAATAAGTCACGTCTAAAACCATAACTTCTGCCGATTCAATATGTAACATCGAATAAAGATCAGGATGTGTTTCAAGCAACCATCCGAGCATCTCGAAAGCACCCTCTTTTATCCAGTCAGTGCCGAAAACGTTGTGACCCTGCAAAATCTTCGCAGGACTACATTTCAACTCTACATACGGATAAACAGCCCCTTCATGTACAAATTTGAAAGCCATCTTTGTATATGAAGTTGGAAGCCGTGAATAAGGGTGTCTTAACACTTGGTGATGCTTCTCCCCGTCCTCATCCTTATAAACTTCCATAGCATCGAAACGGATAGATAAATCGAGAAGATCAAAACCGAAAATACAGTATTTGCCGTCATCTCGTACTTCTACGAGAGACGCATCAACCGGTATCCTCATCTCGATTTTATCCAACATTTCCCCACCATGTGAACATGCATGCATTGATGCAATATGCGGAATTTACCACAGTGATACACGCATGCACAATACATGCATGCAAAAATACATGTATCATTTTCTACATTGTAGGACTTGGAAATTTAAGAATGGTGCAAAGCGTTAGGCTTAACGACAAAGAGCAAGAAGAGCTCAGAAAGAAAGCTGTTGAATTGAACAAGATTTTAATTGCTAAAGGTCAACAACCAATTAGAGATAGTGAGTTAGTTCACATTCTAATAGAAACTGGATTAGATCTTGTAGAAATTAGTAACAGCGGAAAGTTACATATCCCAAAATAGTGAAAACTCCGTTTTTCCGGAGTAAAGTCCACCACCAGAGATGTGGACTCTCCCACCCTTCAAACTTCGCATAATGCAGATTGATGTTAAAAAGCCCCGTGATATTCAATTTTATCACTGGGGCTTAGTAACATAATCTGTGCACCACATTATACGAAGCGGTAAAAATAACTATGTGTAATGTATAGCTTTATTTCGGTTTTCCGAAGATTTCAGGATGTGCAATATTACTTGCACCATCCTCGTCTAAAACATCAATCATTAAATTACCTTTGGCAACTCAACTTGTTTAACGACATACTTCATAGATTTTCCTGAAGTAACCATTTCAAATGTGATATCAGCTTCTAACGGAAATTTATGTTGCTTAAGCAACACTAGATTTGTTCGGTCTTGCCAGTTAAAAACCTCACATGCATTACCAACCGCATTACCTTGCGATTGATCAAGTGGAACCTCACAGTACAAAGCTACATGATCATAATGACGACCATCGTCAGTTTTAAAATCAACAGCCTTAGCACCTAAGATTTTCACTTTATTTTTAAATTGCATCATTGCTACATTCTCCGAGCAGTTATAAGCACATGATCTAACCGCTTCGGATAAGCGAATTGATCAGAGCAAGAAATAATATTGATTAACTCTTCAGGTTCAAAAACCTGTTTAAAAACATTGATATACTTGCCATATTGATGTTTAAGATTCTTAATGGCAGTATCAAAGTTAATGCGTGCAACCTTTTGAATTGTTTCAATTCTTGCAGGTTGAATATCTTCAGATAAAAATGCGAAACATGGGTATGAGGCTATGAAATACTCACTTGGAGCTAGCAACATATCGAACGGTAAAACACGGTCAATTGACTTAAATTCAACTTCAGCACGTTGCCAGTTATCATTCGGATCACCTTCAGCACGACCTTTCTCGTACAAACGAAGCATCTTGCCTGATTCACGTGCACCGACCATTAAAGTACGTCCTTTACCGTTTGGACGCTTCCAATTGCCTTTATGTTCGATATTCGGCATACGGTTGCCACAGCTAAAACCGCCTAAACCATCTTGCATATTGCCCCAATCAACATTGATCTTTTTACCTTCAAAGTCATCATGTGCAATATCAACACGAGTTAATTTAGCTCGTTTAGCCATAGTTACTAAGAAGTTGTAAAGTCTTAATTCCCAACCACTTTTAGCAAAGTTGCAGCCACGGCCATTGATCATAATTAAGATCGTATTA